AATATATTCTGGATCAGCTATATTTTTATGAGTGTCTAACCATATGCTTGGGAAGTCAAGTATCTCACTTACATCTTCAGCATATTCACCCAAATCAGCTCCATTATCAGGACCCATATCAGCATTGTGCTTTATGTTGTCTCTGTATGCTTTTATGAGCTTTTGCTTTTGCTCATTTGTTATGTTATATAACATAGTTTTTCTCCTTTTTTGTGTTATGCTACTAATTGAAAAAGAAACTGTTAGTAGCATAACTGTTATATTAGCTAAATTGCTAATATAGTATTATAATAGCACATATTTGTATTGTGTCAAGCCCCTAATTTGTCGCTATTTTGCTTGGTTTTTTAGCTGTTGTGTATAATATTCAGTTGTGTTTTGCTGTAGTTTTATGCTATATTAGTTGTATTAGTGTTATAAAGCTAATAACACTTACAGAACACCCGCCCAAAACGGCTTGTGTAGCTTGGGTGTTTTTGGGATAGGGTTGAGGCAAAGAAATGGCCCAAGCTAATGCGATAACGGTGATCTATAATAGGGATTGCTTGGCTGAAATAAAGCATATTAAGTGACACTTGCCGTAGTGTGTTATAGACCCGTTATCAACAAACTTCTTTAACTGTGGTTATTTCAGATACTTTGTATATGTCAGTCATATACATTCTGTTTAGCTTTTTAGCGGCTGTGTCAGCGGCTGTTTTGTTAGCATATATTAATCTGTGATACTTTCTCTTTGTAGCACTTTCAACATTTTCATTGTAGTTTTGTAGTATAACAAATTGATCGTGTGCTGTAATCATATACATTTTAGGCACAGCTATAGTGCTTTTTTCAGCACCCCCAAACATTACCATTGTGTCCAGTATTTTGTATTCAAATGGGCGAGCCATTACTCATCGCTCCAAGGCAGTGGTTGATTGTTTTCACTACCAACGGGTGTATCACTTTGTCCCAACATATTTTTGCCTAACCATATTAGCATAACAGCATTTCCTTTGAGTGCTACATCAATTTGAGCCCTTCTTAGCCGTTGATTAGTTTCACTATATGCTTTTTGTATAATATCACGAAAGTTGTATTTTAGTGTTTCTCTTGGTATGTCAAACCACTCTGCTATCTCCTGGTAATTACAATGTAAAGCGGCTAATTTATACACTTCTTTGGGGTCAATAACTCGCTTGTTATCACCTCTGCCTATTACAAGCCCTTCTTTGGTGATAGTGCCCCACTTTTCGTGCTTTCTTTTGTAGTCGTCTTTACTCACTGTCAGCTCCTTTATAGTATGCTTTAATTAGCTCAAACTGATGGTGTGAGTCCAGTTTAACAAAGTCTCTCATTGTGTAGTTTTGGTTCAATAACCAGTCTGTAAATGTCATCTTCATATAAGCCTCCTATTTTTACGGTGTTGTATCACCTATAGCTTGTATTATAAATGTAGTTCTTCACATTTAACTCTAAATCTTCTTGCTACTGTTCTTGATGCCGCTGTTGCTATTACACATTTCACTGTATATACTGTGCCAGCTGTGCCTCCGCTCAAAGTCACTGTTGTTGTAGTAGTTGTGTTGCTGTTAGAGTCTTTTGTAAGCCCAGTATCAACTGTGTATGTTGCTGAACTTATGGTATCACCTGTAGTTAAAAAATCACTCCAGTTAATTGTGTAGTCTAAAACACTTTCAGGGTCTTTTCTAATAAATGCCCCTGTGTTGTCTCTCTCATATCCTGTTGATGCTGTCATATGTATATTTATTACTCCTTTACAAGTATATCAAAGTGATATACAATAGTTTTGCCCGTGTTTGTTGTTGCTGTTAGCTTAACGGGGTATAATCCTGTTGTTTGTGCCTCAAAATATGCCATTGCTATGTGTGGTATAGTGTGTCCGCCGTCTTGGTCCGTGTATGCCCCAAATTCACTTATGTTCATACCTGTTGTTGATGTGTATATCACTGTGCTTATGCTGTCGCCCGTTGCCAACTCCCCAAAAAGGTCTATTGCCAAGTCCTGTTTTGTGCCAGTAAGCATCTCTATATACTTTGTGGTGTTTGCTTGTTTCCAATCAGTCATTATTCCTGTAGCCCTTTGCTGTCTATGACCCTTGTGTAGCTGTGTGCTGTAAGTGTCCGTGTTGTGGGGTCAGCTGTAATAGTCCTTGTGTAGCTGTGTGCTGTAAGTGTTCGTGTGTGTTCAGTTGTAGCATATATGTTTGTTCTTGTGGGTCTCTCTTCTATCCTCGCGGGACTTGGTGCTCTCAATACCAAATAACCAGCTTGATCGTTTTGTGTTGCCACTGTTAAGTCAGCTATGCTTACCACTGCTTTGGGTTCTTGTCTGTATATGCCTTGTGCTTCAGTGACCCTAATCAACACTCCCACTTCATCGCTGTTGGGATTTGCTATGCCAAATTGTGATGTTAAACTTATGGGATTACTTACTAATGTGTCAATTAACACAGTTGGTTGTATGTCAGCTATATTAACATTAGAGCTGATGCTGTCTGTGCCAGTTGTGTGTGCTACACTTACATTATCAGCATCTAAACTTACACTAAAACTTGTGCTTAAATCATTTGTTGTGCCAGCTAATGTGCTTTTAATTAGTCCTGTCTCTGTGGGTGTTAGTGCTACATCAAAAGCTGAACTTACATTAGGCTCAGGACTACTTAATCGCATACCACCCAATGCTGTTAAATTAAATTTACTTGCTACTGTGTCTATTTCATTAACATTTAGTCCGTGTGTTTGTGCTATACCGCTGTCTGCTATGTTGCTAACACTAAAATTTGCTGTTAAATCAGCTGAAGATGTAAATAACGGCATATATGCTATGTTTAATTTTGCTGAATGTAGTGTGCTTTCAACTGCTGTTGTTTGGTTAGATGCTTTAGTGTAGTAAGCTATGTCCAAGCTGTTGTCGTCCAACAGTTCCATTGTAGGCACTACTTCATTAATTAATCCGTCGTTTAAATTGTCAGCATACTCCTGTGTCCTAATCAAATAGGGTCCTGTTTTGCTTGTATCATCTCTGCTAATGTTCCCTGTGGTAGAGGATATTTCATAACCGTGTTGTAGCACTTTGTCATTACCAGTTGATGTAGCATTTAGTATGTTTGTGTCTGTGCTTGTTTTTAGTGTGATATTGTCTGCTTGTCCATCAGGTCTTACTGTGCCATATTGAACTAAAACACTACTGTTTTTATAAACTGAATCATCAGGTATCAAGCTGTTTATGTTGTTGCTTGTATTGGGCTGTAGTGTTTGTAGCCCTGTGTGTAAAAATGCCCTGCCTGTGTATGTATATTTTGCTTTAATGCTATAAACTTTAAAACCTGTAAGTATGTTAAAATTGTATTGTAATTGACTTTGGCTATAACGACCCCTAAACTTTATAAAAACACAGGGTCTATGTCCAAAGGGAAAATCAACATCACTACTTGTTTCAGCATCCTGTAAATGTCCAGGTGTTGTTAGTGTAATTGTTTGCCTACCAGATGATGTAATAAAAACTGTGTCGTCATAAGCTGTGCCCTGTGATGTGCTGTTGCTACTATCAATTTGAACTGATCCATATATGTCTTGTCCCCTGCCTCCAGGTCCAGACAGTTCGTGTCCAATACTTACTGTGGGCTCTAAATCAATTTCTACTGTCATTGCTGTAGCTGTTAGTGTAGCTAAATTAGGTATTTCAGTAAAATCAAATTGATATATGTGTTGGATACCACCAATTTGGTTGCTTGAACCTACTCCGTTAATACTTAAACAGTTGTCAGTATCGCTACTTGGCTTGTAATTGTAAAGTGTAGCATAACCATATGATGCCTGTGGGGCAAATGTTTCAAAATAATCTTGGGTTCCGCTACTGTCAAATAGTGCTACAGGTCTTTTGTAATCAGTTGTTTGGGATCTTGTTGTTGAGTAGTGTGCTATAGTGTGGTCTTCACTAAATGCTGTAAAGTTTGTTGCTAAATTTATGTCGCCTGCTGTTATAGTAGCCATTCAGCATACCCCTTAACCAGCACTAACTTTTAATGTGCCACTATCGTTCCAAAGCTGTCCTACTACACTTGGATCACTTGTTGGTAAGTTAGGTAGCACTACTTTAATTGTTTCTATGCTTACTGTGTCTGTGCCAGCATCTACTTTTATAGCATTTGCTTCACTATTTGATTCAACTCTAAAATCAACATCGTTGCTGTCTTCGTTGATTACTACACTATCACCATTAATATCTAAACAAGCTGTTGTGCTGTTATCACCATTTGCTGTAGCACTAAACTCTAATCTTGAACCGTTGGCAGAAGTAGTAAAGTCTTCTGTAGCTCGCATAAACATAGAAGCCGCTGTTGCTTTACCAGTTGTTGCTCCTGTGCTACCACCACCAAAGAAGCCACCTAAAATTTGATTTGATTCAACTGCCGCTTGTGTAGTGTTTGTTGCTGATTTGTTTCTTCTTTGAAACCATATGTTTCCGTATGCTTGATCACCACTTGTTCTGTTTGTGTTTGGTGATGTTAATGCTCCGTGTTCATCAGAAGCATCAAAAGCCAATGTAGGCCAACTTAAATCACTTGTTGTGCCATCACCTCTTGATATTGCTGTAATTTGGATACCTTCGTTAAACAACATATTAGCATCTGGTGTATCTGTGCCTGCTTTAACACTTAACACACCATTTATGTGTGTCATATTTGTTGTTCCACCTGTGCCTGGTCCAAATTGAGCAAAACCACCTGGGGCACCTGATGCCGCCCAACCATATGAGCCACCTGGTCCATAGTCCCCTGTTGGTAGTGTAGGTTTTACTAATATGTTTGCTGTGCCATTTGGATCAAAAACTAAATTACCATTTGCTGTTGTGCTTACCGTTATGCTGTTGCTACTTTCATTAAAAACTAAATGTCCGTCCATTAGTTTTGTTTGTGCTGTTTCAAATAATGCCGCTTGTGTATTGTTAGCATAATCAGTTGGGTGTAATCCACCATTATCATATAATTTTATTTCAATAGCATTGTTGCTAACACTTGTTGATCCACTTGCTAAACTACCACCATCACCTAAAACACCTGCTATAAAGCCTGGGTAAGCATAACCTATGCTTGAACCGTTGCTTGAGTAAGCACCAAATCCAAAACTACCTGCCGCTCCGCCTGCCGCTAAAGCTGATGATGTATGATCACTTGCTACTTCAATTGAGTAGTTTGCTGAGTTTGTTGAATTTCTTCTTGTTGTAAGTATATCACCATAATCTGGTCCTTTAACACTAACACCACCAGCATCATCAACTACTACATTTTGTAAGTTAGTTTGTCCTGCTTCAATATCAAGTGTTGGCATAGTTGTTCTTATGCCTCTGCCGTTCATTACATCTTTTGTGGATATTCTTACTTTACCTAATGTTGCTAAATCACCTTCTGTTTCGTTATTTGTAAAACCTGATGAATTGTATTGTAGTGCTACAGCATTAGTTCCAATTGAAACTACAGCATCAATAGTTCCTTCTACTGGCTGTCCGCTTGCTGTTGTTTGTGATGCCGCCCAAGTGCCTGATGTGTCTTGTAAATAAACAATTCTTTTTGTTGTGTTTATGTCGCATATTTTACCTGTAGCACCTGAACTTGATGTAAGTGTAGCACCTGTTTCACCTTTGTATGGTGCCATAATGTCCATAGTAGCTCTTGTGCTGTCTGATCCATCATCTCTTGTTTGAAAACTTAAACTTGGGTGTATAATACCACTACCACTGTTGTGTTTAGAGTGTGCCCCTGTTAAATCTTGTATAAGTTGAAAGTTCATTCTACCACTTGCTTGGTCAAAATACAATCCTGCCTGTGATGTGTTAGATGTGTCATTATCTGAAGCATTTACTCTAAGCATTGTGCCGTTTTGTGCTTCACTTGTAATGTCATTTGTGTGTGCTACATCTGGTGCTGTAAGTGTGTCATCACCTGTAATTTCGCCATTAAGTGTAAGTTTGCTACTAACATCTATGTCTTGGGCAAATACATCAAATCTATTTGCTGTGCTACCTAAATCTACACCCGTAGCATTTGGTAGTATAGTGTCCGTTGCTTCTGTTTTACCTATTGTTATGTAATCTACACCTGTAGCAAATGTGCTACCTGAAGTTTGAAAACCAATACCTGATGTGCTGTCTGGTGTAAAGAGATAAACTCCCGCACCAACTACTAAATTAGAAGCACCTGTAAATCCTGTGTCTGTGTCTGTGTCGTCAGCTATTTCAAATTTGCTTGTAGTTGAATTATATTTTAAAATTTTACCGTTTGCTACACCAGTTGTATCTACATCAGTTAAAGCATTTATACTTGCCGCCGCTATACGAGCATCCGCTCTCGCATTTGTAAAATATAAATTACTTGAACCTTCTGTTATCTCATCTGTGTTGTCTTTTGTAAGTATTTGGCCATCTACATAAGCCTTAACACTTTGTTGTGATGGTATGTGTGTAGCACTATTAGATGCCATATCGTCTTCATCTTTTATAGCATTTGTAATTCTCGCATCAGCCCTTGTGTTTGTAAAGTATAAGTTAGTTGATCCTTCACTAACATCATCACTGTCTCCGCTTAATTCACTTAAAGCATCTTTAGTTGCTATTTGGGCATCTACATAAGTTTTAATTGCTTTGGCACTTGCTATAGTTGTGTCTGTGCCTGCTACAGCACTAATGTCTGTGTCTAATACACCACTTTTTAAATTGTCTAATTCTATGTTTGTAATTGTGTTGTTGTCAGCATCAATTGACTTGTTTGTAAGTGTGTCTGTTGTAGCTCTACCTACAAGTGTTTCAGCACCTGTTGGTAATGTAATTGTGCCTGAGTTTGAAATACTGCTAATAATTGGTGTTGTAAGTGTTTTGTTTGTTAGTGTTTGTGTGTCAGTTAGTGTTGTGACTACACTTGTATCAACTACCACATTGTCAGCATTTACAGTTATACCGTTGCCCCCAATAACATTTACAGTAGCAATACCGCTGTCAGCACCACCTGTCATACCAGCACCTGCTATAACTTCCGTAATATCACCAGCATTTTCAACCCAACTTAAATTACCACTGCCGTCAGTTGTTAGTCCATAACCATTTACTGGTGCTGTTGCTGGTAATGTAATTGTGTAAGCCGCTGTTGATGTTGGTGCTTTTAGTGTAATAGCATCTGAGCCGTTATCACTTGCTTCTTTAAAAATTAAACTACCTACAGCACTTGATGTTGTGCTTGTTATAGTCAAGTCGCCGTTAAATGTTTGCGGCCCATTTATGTCTATTTTGTCAGTGTTTAAATTTAAAAAGTTAGAGTCCATCTCACTTATAGTAAGTGCTGAACCCTTGTTTAAATTATCACTACTAACTGCTGTAGAAGTTAAACTTCTTGTAGTTAATTTTGCCATATGTTTATTACTCCAGTGTTATTACTAAAGCATTAGCATTTATTTGAAAGGTATCACCTTGGGTCACTGTTTTAGCCACAGTTAAACCACCGTGAAACAATAAATTACCACTTGAAGCGGCATCCCATATACCAATATGTGTCACTTGTGCTGAGTAGTCTGCTGTTGCTTGTGGGAAAGCTATTGCTTGGTCATTTTTTGCTGTAGTTGTGCCTGATGCTTGTGCTACTGTCCAAGTCAAGCTGTTAGAAGCATTTGACCTTGTGTAGCCCGCACCTGATATTTCTGCACCTGTGCCCGCATCAGTTGGATCAGCTGTATGTAGTGAAACATAAATCGCATTGTCCGCTGGTGCTGTAAAACTTGTTGCTGAATTACCAGCATTAGCATTGTTTCCAAATATGTGATTCAAAAGTGCTAATTCTAAATAGTTAGAAGCATTATTTGCCATTGTTTTCTCCTTATTATAATAAGTTGTATTAGATATCTACTTGTATTTATACTTGCTATTATCTCTTACCTGTTCTAATTATGCTTATAGTTGAATCAGCTACATTGTATTTTTTAGCTAATTCTGTTCCCTTTAGTTTGCTTTTCCGTATGTCAGCTATGTCTTTGGGCTGTAGCTTTCTGCCTATGTTGTCCCTTTTGCTTTTAAACATATGTGCCATATTTTGCTTTTGTGTTGCTATCTCTAAATGGTAGGGATTTACACATTGGGGTTTATTACATATATGACTTACTACTTTACCTTTGGGTATAGTTGTTTGTGTGTGTAGCTCTATGCTAAACCTGTGTGCCAATTGTTTTCTCCCATCGTAGTAAATGTATCCGTAGTTGCCAGGACCCCCGTTTAAAGGACCTTGCCATAGCCAACATTGTTTTTTAGGGTTTTTGGGTATTTGTATGTGTGTGTAAAAAGCCCATCCCTTGTGTAAAAAGTGATTCTTTATGGGTATAAGTATCATACCCATATTTAAAGTGCTGTTTTAATTAATTCTAAACTACTTTAAAATATCACTTATATAACTGGGTTCATACACTACATTTGGTCCTGCTACTTTATACCAAGTTGCTATACAACCTTTTTTCTGTTGTTCAGTGCTTACACCCTTGCCGCTGACTAATTCAATATCTATTGTTTTGTCCAATAACACTACAATAACTTGATACCCTTGGGGTCTATCCCACATTATACAGCTGGCATCCTGCATTGACTTTTTGTTGTAGCCACCCGTGCTTTCATAAAACTTACTAACCCTAATGTTATCAACTCTATCGCCCCATTCATCAACTATTTGTTTTACTAATTGATAATGTATGCTGTTTTTGTTTTCAACATTTCGCTTATAGTTTCTAATTGGGCTGTTCATAGCCGCCATAAACTTGTGTTTAGTTGTGTCCTGCTTTATAAGTCCCAGTGCTATTTTAAACTTTCTCTTGTCGCTATAAACATCTTGTTCATTGTCAAATAAATCAACTTTTATGCTTTTGAGTCCAAAGGGCAAACTTGCCTTGGGAGAAACTTTCTCCCCCAACTGTTGATCCTCAACGAGAGGGCGAAGCCCTTGTTCAACAGAAGTGTCATTCAAAGAAGTAGTAATTACTTGTTGTTTATTGTCGTTTATGTTGTTTATGTTGTTAATAGTTGTGCGGTTAATTTCCATATAATAATCTCCTTATTTTTATACATTTTATACATTATACACTTTATAAGTGCTTACTGTCAATTGGTTTAACTGTGTTATCGTGCCAAACAAGCTCGTGCTTCTTAGGATCCCATTTCATCCAGCCACCTTTTTTAATGTGTCGTATTTGGTCTTCATATACAACCTTAAAACTTAGGTGTTGATCATAAACAGATTCTGGATGATGTTTAAACACCCAACATACTGGTCTATTTTTGTCTTGTTTGTCATATAGCATATTTGTTTCTCTTATTGTAATAGTATTTATTAAAAAGTGCTAAAAAATAGCTATTATAGACGATTTTTAGTTGTTTTGTATAAATACTATTGTTATATTGTATTGTATAGTTGAGACAGCCAATATAATCTCCTAAATCAAATTGGCATATTTGATTCCTTGGGTGCTAACAATTAATGTCTTTATCGATAGAGGCTCAGTTAGCACCCTACATTTACCTGTTGTAAATGTTTAACAAATATGCTACAATAAAGTATAAAAAAAACATAGGAGTAATAATATGCTAATTTGTGATAAATTTAAAACAGCAAAGTATAAAGAGACCAAATATGAATTTGGGCCTACTGAGTATCTTGTGCCTGAGCAAATAAGTCGTCATACATTTAATGATAATGTAGGTGATTATGATTTGCTTAACACAGTGACAGGTAGAGTAGCTTGTGGTAAGTTAATACACGATGCTCGCCTAAAATTTAAAAATTATTTGTTAAGTTTAAAAAGCAATGGCGATATGCTTTATGAACTTGAAATGTCGCAACATAGAAACAAAGAGGGATTTTACGATCCCAAGTATAAAAACTATAATGCTAAAAGAATGGTAGAAGACGATAGGTTTATTCCTAAATACGGTAGTGTTTGGTATAAAAGTCGTTGGGGCACTGACACTTGGAGCAAAACTTCACCAACACCTAAAAAGGACGAACCATATTGGCATACTACACACAGCATACAAAAAAGCAATGATTGGATATTTGAGCATTTGGATCATATGAAACAACGAGTAGGTGATGTTATAACACAAGATGAATTTAGAGTAATTTTTGATCACTTGGACGGATGTGTTATTGAACTTCCCTCACAAGGTGCTTTTAATGTAGCAAATACATTGTTTGATATAAATTAAAGGAGTAATAAAATGTGGATAAATGTAATTGATTATAGGGGTAAAGATAAAACTGACCCGCTATACATAAAACGGACACAATATTTCCAAGCACAACAAATAGACTTTAAGCATTGGCAGAAACACGGACATAAATTTAGATGCTTTACACAACACAAAGACCCCAAACATTTTTATTTGGGTTTTGATGAAGTTGTATATTTTGAGCAAAGAAAAAACAGTGAAGCTCGTGCTTACATAATGGATTGGTTATACAAAAATGACCCTAATTGGGATTGGACTGCTATGTGGGACAATGATGCTACTGTTTATTGGGATAGACCGTTTGAGGACAAGTTTAACTCTAACGATGTTCCAGAACATTTACATAACATTTGTAAAACAGCTGACGATTACAACATAAAACTATTTACACCGTTGTTCCCTAAAATACACAGCTACAAAGGTAGCGACGAAGTAAGTGAAAACGACATATTTGCTAACGGGTATCACTTTAAACCTGTAGCTGAAGCAAAAGGCACTATGCTTTTTATTAAAAATATGGGTTTAACATTTGACACAAGTTTAGATGCTATGAGTGATTATGACTATGCTTGTAATGTTAGAAAGCAACCAAGAAGCATTGTAGCACACTTACAGCAATTGGCACTAAAAGAGTATGGTGATGAAGACACAAGTATTATGTTTAAAACTATAGACTTTAGAAAGAACCAAATAGATACTAACAGAGAAAAAATAAATGCTAAATGGGGTATTAACACTAAAGACTGGGCAAAAACTAATCGTGCTAACACTAAAATTGAAAAGCTAACTAAAGACCAAAACTTTCAATACTACAATTTATTTGAATCTAATTAAAAACAGCTTATTTTAGCTTTCTTGTTAAAACAGCTAATATTAGTTAAAAATGTAGAAAAAAAAGCTACACAGAGCCCCCTACAGCACGATTTAAGCCCTACTGCTTGTGTTTGTATGTAGTAAATTATTTGTCTTTTGCTTGTAATTGCTTTATTTCAGCTTCGTTTTTTTTGTAATGGTCCTGTGCTATTTTTAGATACCAAGCACAAAGTTCTGGGTCAGGATGACCGTCTTTTTTTAATTTGTTAATTCTTGCTTTTAGATATGTTTGTTCGTTTTCTAAAAAGCCTAATCGTTCTTCTGGAGTTTGTTTTTGCTTTACCATAAACTTCTAACAAAAGGTATAAACAAAGATGCTACTAATAATAACAATATAGCCCATAATCGCATATCAAGTTTTTTTAAGTCTTCTGCTAAATGTTTTAAATGGTTATCACGGATAACTTCAATATCTTTGTGTAGTATTCTAACTTTAGTATCAATTGACTTTGTGTCTATTTCTACTTGTGTTAATCTGTCTTGTTCTTTTTTGTTCATTTTATTTTTTCCCATTGTATCCTTTTAAAGTCCATTTCCAAAACTTCTTAAATGGCCAAAGCATAACACAAATTAAACAAATATGTTTCCAACACTTTTTTCCCATAGTATATCCTCGTTAGCTTGTAGCGATAGTTGATCCTAAAGCAACTACTTTCCAATTTGATCCGTCATAAACAGCTACACATTTAGATCCAGCATTACCGTTGCTACAGTAAGCTACATCACCTTCTTCGCTTGTTAAAGCATTTAGTTCTGTGACTGTTTTTGGGTTTAAGTTTAGTATGTCTTCAATATCAACACTACCGCCACTCACGGGAGTAATAGCTACATCACCAGTTGATTGAATGCCTGAGTTAGCAATTACTTTTGATGTAGTAGCATCTAATTTAGCGGCACCACCTGAAGTGTTTAAGCCGTCAATTACATTTGTTAGCTCATCAACAGCATTTTTAAGTTGTGGTCTCGCATCTGCTGGGCTATCTGTGCCTGCATCTAAATATGTTGTGTTATAATTACTTTTGTTTCCCCAAGTCATTGTTTTCTCCTGTGTAAGTATTTATATTATACATCAAATGTAGATACTCTATATATCTGCATTGAGCAATTTGTATCCTGTGCTGTATTTAAAGCACCCCCAGTTTCTTGTGTAATCCATATGTTAATTGTATCACCAGCATCTAACACTAATGTTGTTGCTATGTAGTTGCTACTGCCGTTGTGGTGTATAGTTTGTTGTTCTTGTATTCCACCTGAAGCACTACCGTTTTTTCTAATTGATAAGCTGTATTGTTCTCCTGAGCTTAATCCACTTAACACTACTTTGCCCCTAATATGATAAGCACCATCGCCCCCACTTGGCACAGTAAAAGTGCCTGTTGCTGTGTTAAAAGCATTGTCAGTATCTTTTAGTTCTGTGTTAAAAACTATTTGATTTGGTGTGTTAGAACTTGGTATAGATTGGACAGCATTTCTATTTACAATAGCACATATTTGTTGTGTAGCGGCTACTGATGACTCAGTTGCTACTTCAAATTTATTTGTTGTGTCGTTGTATTTTAAAATTTTACCATTTGCTGGCTCTACTGCTAAATCAAACATATCAATAATAGCATCAATCTTGGCTTGTGCCGCACTTATCAATCCACTTGCTGTTAATTTACTTGGCCAATTATAACTCATTATATTTCTCCTTATTGTTCTAACACTATGCCTTCACTGCTAACACTTAAATTACCAGCTATGCCCCTTGCTAAAATATCTACTGTAGCTGACTGTCCGCTTACATTAAAAGCATTGTTATCAACTACCCTAATTGTTTTGTTAGCTTTGCTAACTATTTCTCCAGCTAACTTTTTGTTTGTTTGCTGTTGTGGTGTTATGTTTATGTTAGTTAAAGCACCTATTTTGCTAAATGTTAGTGTGTGTGCTTCTCCGCTTACAGCTACATCATCTAATTGTTCTGTGACTGTGTCTGTTCTAACTTCCCAATTGAACTGTCCTAATTCAGGCACACCTCTTTGTGTTGTTGTGTTAAACAAATCAATAAATGCTGTAATTCTTAAATACCTACCTGTAAATGCTCCGTATATGTCATCACAGTATCCTTCTTCGTAGTAGTTTAAAAATGTGTGTGTTATACAAGCACCGTTGTCTGTGTTGTCTGTTGTGTATTTGCTTTGAAATGTAGCATCACTTAAATCACTGCTGTTGCCTGTTTCTATAACAGTTCTAATTGTGCCTTTAGCATTGTATCTTACTTCTACAAATCCAGTTATAGTTGATCCCAAGTCAATTATTTCTGTTTGGTATCTCAATGGTGTGCCGTTGGCACCTCCTATAGCTGGAGCACTATGAGTCACCCAACTTGTGTAGTTTTCCCAAGTTGGTGCTGTAGCCCAAGTTAAGTCTCCGTGGTGTGTTATAGTTCTTGCTATTTCGTCTAATGTTCCGTTATAACTTGCTGGCATTATATACCTCCACTTGCTGTAGCATTAGGGTTGCTTGGCATTGTAATTTCGTGTTTTTCAATAAAGTTTTTATTTCCGTTGCTGTATTCACTTGTTATAGATAGTGTAATTTTTTGTCCAAATGTAAAAGGGGCTCCGTTAAAAAATGTAAAGCCTGATCCAAATGGGTTAGGTAGATCTACTGGGTTAGTCATAACAGCATTACCTGATTTTATAGTGTATATTATTTTAACAGCACGAGCATCCTCATTTTGATAATCGTTGTTGTTTATGCTTAATCCTGGACTATTTACACCGTTTATGTTTGCTATAAATGTTTTTATAGTAAAGTATTTGCTTGTAGGGTCATCAGGGTCTTTGGGTGGCTTTTCCTTAGGCGGTTCTTGTCCTGGTGGTGTGTGTCTTTCTATAGCACTTAAATCTGTGTCTTCTTGTTGTGTCGTCACATCATATATGTCGTTTTGATGTTCTAATAAATTTAAATCAACTGTGCCATCATAGTTAAGTTTTTGTGCTGTCACTCTCCATATAAAGTTAGGGGCACTATAACTTGCTGATGTTGGTGCTTTAAACATAAAGCCTGTTATGTCGTTTGTTGTAGTAGCATCCTGTGTGTTGTAGCTGTGTGTTATAGTCACTAAATCTCCTGCTACTAATTGCTGTGCTTCACTTGTTGCTTGTAGTGTTAGCTGTAGTTGTTTTCTACTTCTTTTAACCATATACTCAGCATATTGTAGTGCTCTTTCTTTTTCAGTTATGCCAGGTGCTCCCATTGTGAGTGTTAGTGTTTCGTTGTTGTCTTCTGCCTTCATAGCATCACTGCCCGTAAATATAGCTGTATCGCTGTTAAAGTCTTTTTTGCTGTTGCTAAATGTCATATGACATTCATTATACTTGCTGTTTTTGTCAGGTGATGTAATTTGTATTTTACCTATAATTTTATCATCAGTAAGTTCTAACAAATTACCAGGTGTGCTTTCTGCTGTTTCTATTTTCAATTGATACTTGCCGTTTGTGTATGGTAGAAAGCCTCTACAAGTTTGTAGTAGTTTTTTAGTGTTTTGAAATATGTTGTCGCTGGGCTTTAAAAATGTATTACAAGTTAAAAATTTAGCACTATTTAAATTACCACCAAAATCAACTGTTGTATCACAAGTTTGCTGTGCTGTTCTAAATGCTGTCCAATCAATTCTGTTGTCAGCTAATCCCTTTCCATATCTTGGGTTTCGTAAATAGTCCAATAAACAGTCTGCTGGGTTTTGGCTGTATGTAAAGCCACTTTCAAAATCATTGTTGTAAGTGTTGCTTGATGTAGTGCCGTGTCCGCTGTAATCACCACTTAATACTTTTTTACCTTCTACCTCAACTAATATTGTTGGTATGCCTCTCCAAGGGTTAAACAATGTTTGGTCTCCAGTTTTTTCATTAAACTTGGGTTTTACCCAAGTAAATTTACAAGCCACATAAGCTACACCTCGTAGTCTATGACTTGGTGTCCAATCATCGTGTTCATCTAATAAACTGCTAACAGTTTGGTCTTCAGTGCCTCTAAAAAATTGAAACTGTGCTTTTGCTGATCCATCTACAAAATATTTACTACCACTTACTACACTAACAGTTGAATTGTTGTTAGTTGGGAAACTTGTTATGCTTTGCTTTTGGTCATCAATGTATATTGATTTAAATCCTTTTATCTCGCCTTCAGCTACTGCTAAACATACATATAGTTCGCTAAAGTCATCACCTCTTGTGCCTGCCCATACTCTTGTGCCGCCCACTAATCTCTGTCCGTATATAATTGGTAAGCCCTCAACATTAGATTGCTTATTGACTTTTATACCTTGTGATTCAGCATCATAAGCCGCACCGCCACCCATATCAGGTGTGTCAAAACTCATACCAAAAGCACCCATAAATCCTGTAAAGATATTTGTGACTGCTTTTACTATTTTTTTAAATATATTAACAATTGGCTTAAATATTTTACCTACACCGCCCTTGTTGTGTGCTAACATACCATTAGCATAGTAAGTATTGTCATTGTCCAAGCTAATGTTATAAACTCTTTCAAACCACTTTAAAGGGTTCCAAGTGCTTGTAATTGACTTAACTTCTATTTGTCCTTTTTCAGTAATAATTTTATCACCTACCCATAAAGGCTTTATGTCTTTTAAGTCTATGTGATCGTGTAAGTAGTTGTCCCAACATTCAGGGTCATACCATTTACGATAGGGCTTTATAGCTTTCCAACCCTCTGTTGTCATAAACGGGTGTTCTGCTGTAGTAAAATATTCTCCGTTGTTTATGCTGTATTTTCTTCTAAAGTGTAAAAAAGGTTTATAAACTTTTGTGACTGTGTTTTTACCTTTAACACCTCTAACAACATCGCCCTTAACAATATCTTTTATAGCTTTGTTTTTACCGTTAGCTAATTTAATTTTTGTATCACCTGCAAAACAACACATTATCTCTTACCTTCCATTTCAAAGTATAAAAATGGTTTTTTGTATGGACCAAATTCAGGGTATAAGTCTAACACTTTAAATCCTAACCATTCTAACCATTTGATATGTTGTGTGTGTGTTTGACTAACAAAGTTAAACATCTTTGTATAAAGTTGTTGTTGCTGTTGTATCCATTTACGACTTTCTACTAAAAATATTCTATGTAGCTTTATATCTCTCTCTAAAAAGTCGCTCATCAATAGCCAAGGACAACCCTCATTGTATAGCTGTCCAGCTACACCAAACATACCTACTACTGTGTCATTGACTACAATAGTATTACTTTCATTACTATTTAACCAACTGTAGTGTAAGCCATCATAGGGTGTCATATCAGTCATCCACTGTATTGTGTCTTTGTCTTCTCTTCTTAACCAAGGTGCTAAAAAGCTAATGTCCCATTCAACACTTGGTCTAAAATAAGCATTTACATTCATTCCCATCATACTAACTGTGCGGTCCCCATTTTATATCAGCAATCATACTTGAAGCATATTCAAAACCTTTGTCCCCTGTAAATTTAGGTTGTGTGCCTGTGCCATATCTTGTAGTATTTTTTTGTGTTGTTGTGTTTGTGACTCTACCATTTTTTTGTTCAAAGTTAGCCCAGTGTGTGGCTACACTTAAAGTTATTGTTGAGTTTTCAGGACCTTCTGTTATGCTAAAGTTTTTTATATTACCATCAAATAATAAAAATGTTTGTGTGTAGTCAGTTGTGCTATCTACACCAAAGCTTCTATGTATAACTACCCTTTTATTAACAATTGGATAGTTCAACACATCAGTTATGATGCCTTCGCTACTGTTATCTACACCACTTAAACTAATTTGTATTGTGTTAATTCTTAATTCTGTTGTTTCACTTACTGGACTAAAACTTAATAAATTACCTGATGCTTTATACAGTTTTGTTGCTCCACCCGTTGATGGTGCTGTTGTGCTGTTCCAACTTATGTCGTAAAAATTGTCTGTTAGGTATAGGTCGTCTAAATTGCTGTCGTCTAAATGTAGCTCACATAGATGAAAGCATTTTACAGCATCAAGCTCTAACTTACCTGTGCCATCACCTTCGTATATAGTATTTGTGCCATCAACGACGACTCTACCCATTATACTGCCTCCACTATATCAAACTCTAAAGTTCCATATCCTGTTTCATCTACATTGTAGCTCACTGTGTCGCCAACTAATCTAACTGTCATTTCAAAGTTGCTACCAGCTAAAACACTATTGGTGTCTGCTACTGCTTTTACTAATCCAGGCTCAAAGTTAATTGTGTTATCACTGCCTTGATCCACTGTAATCATATATGCTTTAGTATGTCCGCTGTTGTTGAACTTTATCATATCACCAGCTGTAAATTTATTAACATTGTCCAGCTCTATGCTTGTGCTACCCACTGCCTTTTGTGCTGTTGTGCTACTTGATGCTATACCTTCGCTTGTGACTGCTGTAATGCCTGTCTCTGTTGTATTAACAGGTGCTATTGTAAATGTGTTAAAGCTACCCTTTTGCTTTACTAAAAAGCCATACACTTTTCGTAGTGCTGTTCTTGACATACTGTTCATTCTAACTTTAGCACTCCAAAACTGTCCGCCAAAACTTCTAATTTGTTGTCTTCCGCTTATGCTTTGTGTTGCTACTGTTGGTTGATTAGATATAAACTCCATACTTTTTATATTAACACCACTTGGTAATATATTGTTAAAATCTGCCATTATAATTTAAATCCTTTTCTCCAACTTCGCATACTCCAATAAGCGGCACTTAAATTCTTTTGTCCTTTTACATCTTTAAGTATGCCACCCATCCTTGCTAAAAAACTTTTTTGTCTTGCTGGGTTGCTTTTTCTAATTTTCATATTAGGGTCTCCAAAGCCCACTTTCTTAATTCTACCTGTGCTTTTGTTTTTAACATAAACACCAAATTTTTTACTGCTACCACTTGGTTGTCTAAATGGTTTGTTTAACTTAACACTTCTGCCTTGATACTTTGCCATTATGCTATTGCTGGCCTCCCTTTGTCCATCATAGCATCATTAATGATGCCTACTATAGTGTCTCTTTGTTCAGTTAGTGTGTCTTGAAAACTTGCTGAGTCAATAGCATTTACATTAAACACTACATTGACAGGCTTACCTACAGCACTACCGCCCATATCACCTGTGTTTAGTTTATCATTAGGTATAATAGTGCCACTTGACTTAGGCACAAACAGCTCAGGTCCTTTTTCCCCTACAATGGCTGGTTGAGATTTTGCTATCTCACCACCCTCAGCAAAAAATGGTATGCCAAATGTAAAGAAGCTTGCCGCTTTCTTTATAGCAAATGTTATGGCAGCCTGAGCCGCTATTCTTACAAGTTCTCTAATAACCATATTAGCAAAATCCTTAAACTTAAACTTACCTGTCATTACAAAGTTAGTCAAAGCATCAGCTAAACTATTGAAAGCATTGGCACCAGCATCTTGTAGCTGTTCTAATGTGCTTTTTTGTTGTCCTATTTGGTTCTTAAATCCTTGTGTGTATGCTTCTAAAAATGATATGTTGTTTTCATTAAATTCTTTTACACCTTGTGCTTCTAATTCGTGAAACTTTCTTTTTTGGTTCAAGTTGTGTTGTGCTAAAAATAATTCTTTCTTTCGCATTTTTTCTTCAAATGCTATAACACCCTCAGCTTCCATTTGTTTAAATTTTAGCTTTTGCTTGTTTAGGTGCTGTGCTATAAACAGTTTTCTTTTTGCTTCTTTTTCTTCTGCTTCTGTAATCATTTTTTGGACAGCATTTTTCTTAAACAGCATAAGCTCATCAGCTTTTTGTCTTTCTACAGCTAAAGCGGCTTCGTGTTCTTTTGTTTTTTGTAAAGCATCTGCTTGTTGTTCAGCTAATATAACAATCCTATCCTTGTATTGACTTAAAGCACTTATTTCAGCTCTTTTGTCTATGTTGTCAAACATAGCTAACACTTTAGCTTCATATTCACCAACTTCTTTTATGTCTGCTTCAGCATCAAAGAACTTAGGCACATCTAAATTAACTTCAGCTTCTTTAAACTTGTCTTCTGTTTCGTCCATTTCATTTCTAAGTGATTTGGCAGCATCTTCCATCTCCTTGATGTTTTGTGTCATTATAGCTTTTCGCTCATCACTTAAAAACGGTGTGTAATCTCTTGCTATTTGTGTTGCTTTGGCTTGTAGTTCAAATATCTCAGCAAACATATTCTTAATTGGTTGTAGTGCTGAGCCAATTAACAATACAACAGCTTTACCTTTTATACCCAATAGCATAAAGCCTACTATACCCATTGCTTTAATAGTTGGGTGTAAGTTGTTAGTTGCTTCAATTAAACTGCTAATGCTGTTTCCAATAAATTTAAACACTGGCATAAAAGCATCAATCATTTTTGCTCCGCCTAATAGTGCTGTTCGTGCCGCCTCAGTTATTTTTTTACCCATTGATTCAGCGGCTTCTTCTATGCTACCAAAATTAGCATTCAAGGCATCGTCTGCCTCTTTCATTAAACCCTTTAAAAAGTCAAAGGGACCACTGTCCATAAGTTTCACTTGAAACTTAAAGAGTTTATCCCCAAGCATTGACATAGTTCCAGTAAATGTGTCAGCCATCTCATTGGATGCTCCAATCATTACTGCTGTGCCGTCCCTAAAGGCACTCATAATGTGCTCTTTAGTTTGTGCCGCACTAAATCTTACACCTTCTTCAAAGCCCAATAGTGATTTAACACCTTTTTCCCTAAACATATCAGCTGCCGCAATACCACCACTGAATGCTCTTTGTAGTTGTGCCGCTGTGTCTTGAAAGGATAGTCCTGTAGCCGCCGCAATATCACCTGTTATTTTTAATATTTCGTTTAGTTCGTCAGCACCATCACTAACTGTTAGTAGTAATGGAGCACTATTGGCTATCTCTTGTAATTGAAAGGGGACACCAGCCGCAAAGTTTGTTAAAGTGTCAAATGCCGCCGCACCCTCTTCAGCTGACCCTGTTAAAAATTTAAGTTGTATCCCTAAATTCTCTACTTCTACTGCTGTGTTTAAAAAGTCTTTGGATAGCTTAAAGGCACCAACAGCCGCTACAGCACCTACTATGATGCCTTGTAGTTTGCTAAATGCTCCACTAACTTTAGCTGTGTTAGTTTCAAGTTTGCCCATAGACTTTTGAACTTCATTAAAAGTCTTTTGGGTCTTATTAACTCCTATTAGCTCTATGTTTTCTCGTGCCACTCTGTTTCCTCATCTCTGCTTCTTCTTCACCTTTGCGGATTTGAAAGTAAGCTAACCAAGTTTTATACTCTATTAGGGACATCTTTTGGACCTGTTCAATACTACATTTTAAGTAGTCTGCCAGGGAAACTTGATCATACAAGTTTCTGTCCCGTCTTAGTTTTTTACTATGTCTTCAACTGAGTCGTTATTAGCATTGTTTAACACAGTTGCTAATTTAATAATAACATTTGGATCAACTTCGTGTAAAAAAGTTGCTCTGTCTGTTGATTTAAATAATCTTTCACCGTGTTTGTCTAAAGCCTTGTTAATAATTGATTCAACTAATGCTTCTGCTGTTTTACCCTGTTGTTGGTATCCCATAATCTTGTTTTCAACTGCTAAACTTGAAGTTGATTTGTAGTATATGTCAATACCCCACTCCTCACATTTGTATTTTATCAAGCTACCACTTAACTTATTTTTAAAGTGTCCTGTAGCCGCATCAAGTGCTGATAGTGTTTGTTTTTTATCCGTGTCAGTCATCGTTTAAGTCTCCTGCTTTTAATGTATCCTGCCATAATCCTGACAGTTGGTTTAGTTATGCCCTTAGGGGCTTGTTTGCTGTGTCCTCTGTCCAAAAATGGGACATAATCCACATTGTTATATACTTCAAAGCCATTGGACTTTCGTTTCTTTTTCCATTGACTTTTAGCATATCCCGTATCAACAGGTGTTAATGATCGTGCTGTGTTGTAAGTTTTGTTTTGTATGTCAGTTATGAGTTTTTTAACACTTTTCTCAAGTTTGTCTATACTACCACTACTTTTAAACCTAACACCAATCATAATAACACCTAATGATTATGAAGTTTGTTCAGTTGTTAAAGCACCTGTGCCTTGACCACTAAAACTACATTCTACAACTCCATCAACACTTGAAGTGATACTAAATGAAGTGAAAACAAAGCCACCGTGTATTTTAGTATTACCTGTAGTTGTTGCTGTGCCAGAAGGATAACATTCAATTGTTCCAATTGTGCTGTCTCCAGACATTGAAACAAAGTCATCAATTTTGGCTTGTGCCGCATCTGTAAAGTCAAAATACATATCACCACTAACTGTAAATGTAGATAAACCTGGTGTATAAGTTCTATAATTACCAGTTGATCCCATAACAGTTGTTTCAACAGCATCTTGAGTTTGGTCAATTGTAAATGATCTTAAATTACCTAAAATTTGGTCGTTGCCTGATAGCGACTCACCTGTGATCTTTACAACACCGTCGTGTCCAGTAAATGTTGCCATAATTTATTACTCCTCTTTTATACTGCCAAAGTCTATTACTTCTGTTTCAACCTTGACCTTGGCTTTTTTAGGTTTTGAAACAGCTTTTTTAACAGCTTGTAGTGTTGTTGTTGATTCTTTAGTCCAACTCCAACCCTGTGTAGCTACTAATTCGTTTGCTTCAGTCAATCTACATTGTTTAGATTCACCGTTTTTGTATATAATTCTAAGTCCCATATTATAATGTCCCTCGTGTATATTTATATTGAACTGTATAAGTTATGTTAATACTGCCTAATGGATAAGCACTGGCATCATCACTTGTTATACTTGAAACATAGCTGTTTAAAGCTAAACTGTTTCGTGTTCTGTCTTGTTCTAATGCTTCTTCAATAGCTTCAACTAAATTATTTTTTTGTGTATCTATGTTGTTGTTGCTTGTTGTAGCTGAGCTGTCAGCTCTTACATAACCCTCAATAGTGTAGTTTATAAAAGCAAACCTATCTCCACCCATAGTTTCATCAGCTTTTGCTTCATCGCTTGTTCTAACAAATATAGCTGGATACTGTGCTATAGACAGCTCTGTAGTGTTGATAGGGTTTCTTGATACTAATACTACTGCGGGTGCTGTAATACCTTGTAATACTTCAACTATGTTTTGTGCTATTTGTTCTCTAACTGACATAGCACTACCTCACTAATCTGTTAAAGTGCTGTGGTTGTTCCTCGTGTGCTTCAACTGTGCCGTCTCCGTCCCAATCGTATTTTACACCGTCCTGTAGCACTAAATCAAATTCTTCTCTAAACCTTGCTTTGTAAAAATCAATCATCATTCTAAACCTATCTGGTTCAGCTGTGTGTTGTGTTAGTTTTGGTAATATGTAATAGCTTAATATGTGATAAACAGCCGCATTTTTAAATTGGCTTGCTGTTAGTTTAGATGTGTTCATCTCTAATTCTGTTGAATTGAAATAATTGCTACCTACACTCTGTCTTTTTACTCTTGGCCACCATTCAATTCTCAAGTGTCTTTGTATGTCAGCTGTAGTTTTAGAGTGATAGTCACTAAAATCAATTATGCCATAATCTTTTATATTAGGTTCGTATTCTAAAATGTCAGCATCTGTAGTGTAGTTGCTCATATGTTAAATCCTTTTTATGTTGAGTGGGTGTAATAAAACACCCACTCTGTTGCCGTAGTGTCGTTGCTCCACTGTCCAATTACTATTGGATAGATGAATCAGCTAATACTTCAACACCATAAGTGTCGTGTATTTCAGCTACTCCATATACTGCTGTTCCTACCATCTCTGTAGCACGAGCAGAAGCATCTCTCTGAGTTTCAATTTTGATATCGTTGCCCAGAGCTAATCCAATCGCATCTCTGTGAAATAATCCACCTTTGTAATCACCAGTTGTGCCAGTGTTAGCAAGGTTAGATGTTTCATACACAGGGACTCCTGCGATAGTTCCCACATAACCAGTTCTTAGAGCTTCGTTAGCCACATCATTTGCTTGTGAATTAGCAAAAGTGTTAGTTAAGTTAGCTTTTAGGTCATATGCTACCATTGGATGTAATACACAAGCCAAGTCTGTAGCTGGGATACCATTTGCTCTTAAGTTAGCTACTGCTTCAAATAGTTTAGCCGCTGTAATAGCCGCATCTGCCGCTCCAACTGATGTTGAAAAGCCGTCAAACAATGCTGTTAAATCAGTGTCAATCTTCTTAGCGATTGCTTCACCAAATAATCTACCAATGTCTGAAATAACATTAGCTGGTGTGTGATTAACTGCCATATCTGAAACATTTGTCATTAAACCAATTTCTGATAATGTAATATCAACTTGGCTTGAAGTGATAGCTGATGGTGTTAAGTCATCTGCTTCATTCACTGCTGCCGCTGTTGGATTACCGTAGATTGGCACTTGTAAAACTTTACCGCTGTTTGCTGGCACAGTATAGTTTTTTACAAGGTTTCTCATAATTGATCGCTCCTGAGCTACAAATTGAGCTTCAGCAACGATAGGTGCGATTAGGTGGTCTAATGATGTAGTCCCACTTAATATCGTTTTTACTTCGTCTGCCATTTTGTTTTCTCCTTATAAATGGTTATGATATTTTGTTTTGCTTACGATATTCAGCATATACCTGTCTATCTTCAGCTTTACTCATATCAAGTTTAGTTATGTCTAACTTTTCACTGCTACCAACATCACCTATTTTGCTTGTAGCACCACTTCCTTGCGGTGTAGCACTAACAAAATGCGGATTTGTTGTTAAAAATTCATTAACAAGTTGCGATATACTCATATGCTCGCCAGCATCGTTATATCTCACTTGCTTTGTTTTAGGATCAACAATCTCAACATCACCAGCTTCATTCATAATAACTTGGTCCTTAAGTAGCTGTGCTACTTGTCCAGGATTTACTGCTTTATGTTTAGAAGCTGTGTCAAGTAAAGCACCATCAACTTTAATAGTTTTTACTTGATTAAGCAAACCGTTTATTTGTTCATCTTTTTTGGACATACTGTCCTTTAAAATTTGTTCAAACTCACCCTTTGCTTTTAGTTTATCTTGCTTCTCCTTTTCTGCCTTTGCGGACAATTCGTTGTAGTATTCTGGGTCAATGCCTTCATACTTTTTTTCAAACTTTCTTCGCTCACGAGCGATTCTGTCTGCTACTACTTTGTCCAAGTCAGCCTGTGTAAAAGTTTTCGCCTCTAATTCAGTTGTTGCTTCAGCTTTTGCTTCTGCTTCTACTGGAGCCTGAGTCTGCTCAGTGTTTTGTTCCGTTTCACTCATCGTATATTCTCCTTTTTTATAGTTGTTAAGTTTAACTGTCCAACTATTACAGTTGTTTTTTATATTTATGCTGTGTTCTCGCTTGTGCTAACACATCATAATCTTGTTGTATCAATACAGGCACTGGTGTGCTGTGTCCTTTAAACTTGGGATGGCTGTATAACCATTCCTCATTGTGATAAAGTTTGTTGTGCTTCCGTGCTGTATTGTAAAGCTGTCTTGCTGTCATATTAGGTGCTTTGTATATCCGTGCTACATAGGGGCTTTGTAAAGCTATAACTTTGTTGTCCCAATTCACTATGTCTATCCGCTGTGCTCTGTAATATGCTTTGGACCACGGACATACTGCTACTATTGAAGCAAAATATTCGCTCCAATTAACCTCTTCTGCCACCTTTTTTCTTTTTCTTCTTGCCTACTGTTTTTGTAAAGCTCTTACCTTTACCCATAGACCCGCCTCTTCTTTTAGCCATTGTCATTTCCTCCATTGTTAAACATCGCTGATAATTCAGGATGTAAATTTAGTATTTGCTCTGTAGTGTAGCCCTGTGCTACCATTTCCTTCATATGCTCTACTAATTCTGTTGGATTAGACATTGCTTTGTGTGTCATTGTAGTATTTAGATCTACCTCTCTCTGCTCTTGCCCGTTTATTACTCTCTCTAATATGTCTTCGTCAGTTATAAGTGCTTTAGCTAACATAATGTCAATCTCTTTCAATAGCTCTCCGTTTTCAGGCTTTGTTTCTTTTGCTTGTTTTAGTAGTGCTATTGTGTTTTCTTTGTCGTGTATGTTAAAGCTATCAGGATAATCTACAACACCGTCCCATACTTTGTTCTGCCATAATGCCCACATTCTCCAAATTTGTTCTTCAGCTAACTCTAACAAGTCAGCTTTTTGTGATAGCCTCGCATTTAACAATTGAAACTCAGTTTGTAGTGCTATACCGCTCATTGCTTTAGCGGTTGTTGATCTTACCCCGCCCATATTCGCCATTCTGTTTATGCTATCAACTTTCTCGTTGATGCTGGATATAATCTGTGTTATACCTGACCCTGATGGTTCTAACAAAAATGGTTTTAGGTTGGGGTCCAAATCATCTGGTAAGTCTATTACTGCTCCTGCTCCTGCTGAAGCTTGTGTAGAGCCCGTTTTTACAAGACTGGGATGATTTGAAACTCTGATTAGCTGTTCTAATTCACTTAATTCGTTGTATATAGCTCTTTGGACATCGCTTATATCACTTATGTCGCTTACACCAAGTCCTCGTGTTTGGCTTCTGCCCGCATAAACTGGGACACAAGGCACAACACCTAAAGGATTGGGAAACACTTCTACCACTTGGCTTGTTTCTTTTATGTTTCTTCTTTTATATACAGTTGTTTCAGTTTCTGTTATTTCTCTATAATATACATTGTTGTCGTCCATACCGTCCAATAGTGTTAAACTGCCTAAAGCATACACACCGTTTGGCTTTCTATAGTATTTCCAATCAATAACATTTTCAGGTGTTATTATACTAACATATGGTCTAATTTCCTGTTGTAATTCTTCTGCTCTGGTATTGACTGTTGTATTGGGCTTGTCAATCATAACCCAAATATGGCCATATATTGAACTGTATGTGCTACAGTCTCTCATAAAGCTGTTAAAACTACGGCCATCTAAATCACAGTCTTCTAAAAAGCTGTCTAAACTTGGATCATTTGTGACTTGTGTGCCATAGTCTCTTGTTGGGGGTTTTCTAAATAAAAAGCTGTTGTATGTTTCTACAACACTTTTACAGTGGTTGTCTAAAGGTGTGTTTTTTAACCTACCTTCAAAGTCTTCATCTGACTCTAATACATACTTGATTAGGTATCTGCCCTCTCTAAAATCGTTGCCCCCATTGTAGCTGTCGCTATAATACTGCCATCTTTTTATGTTGTTTTTCCAAACAGGATGTAGTTCTAAGCCATAATACTCTAATCTATATTTTACATCAAAAGCATCGTTGATTGTTGCCATATATAGTTGTCCTTAATTTGTTCGCATTGACCAAGTTTGTAGTTTGTTATTATTTATGCTATTTCTTTTAACGGGATAAATATACTCTACCAAATATCCCACAGCATCAGCCATATGTTCAAGCCCTGTAGTTTCTGGCTGATTGGTTCCCTCTTTGTATATTTGTCTGCTTAAACTTTTAATTATATTTTTACATTTAGGGCTTATTTTTACTTTTACTACATTGTTAGCACTTTTCAAAGCACTATTAACAGCATTTATTCTGTCTCTTACAGCTGGATTAGTGGGTCTTGTAAGTGTTCTAAAGCCCGCATTTACTAATATGCTTAAATCAGTCCTGCCCCCAGCACTTGTTTTCCGTTGTCTTGCCGCACTATCAGGATATATTATAATTTGCTTGTTGGGGTATCGCTGTTTAATCTCGCTTACCATCTCATCTGTATTACTGCCAAATATCACTATTTCATCAAAAATGTATAAGCCCTGTTCTGTTCTTTGTGCTACACAGGCACTCATAGGTGAAATATTAAAGTCCATTCCTATGTGTAGTTGTTTGCCTATTTCTATTTTGCTGTGTTCTATGTTGTGTGCTCCATAGTTGTAATACACTTGTCCGCTGTATGTTTCAAAGCTGGCTTCATACTCCTGCCTAAATGTTCTCTCGTCCAAGTCATTTTTAGCTTGTTGTATTTCATCAGCTGGCACTTGTCCGCCATCTAATGTAGTGTATTGAAAGCTGTGCCAATTATCTGGGTCTATACTTGCTTGTTGATACAAGTCATAACTCCAATTACCTATGCCCTTTGGTGTGCCACAAAATAGTGCTTTGCCCCCAGTATCTGATAGTGTTGGTCTCAATACTTCCTGCCAAGCCTTTTGACTTATGTCAGCAAACTCATCTAACACTATAAAATTAAGTCCTACACCTCTTAAACTGTCTTCATTGTCAGCACCTTTGAGACTGATATGACTGCCATTAACTAACCATATGTCTAAACCACTTTCATTAATTTTTTTAGCCCACTTTAAATGTATTAGCTTTTTTTTAAGCTGTTCCCATACAATTTGTTTAGCCATTCTATATGAGGGTGCTATATACCATACTTTTTGATTGGGTGTTGAAGCGGCTTTACACAGTTCCCTAATAGCTAAATGTGTTTTACCAAATCTTCTGCCACTTATGAGAACTTTAAATCGCTTGTCTGTGTGTGCTATGTTTTTCTGTGCTTGACTTAAAGGCATTTGTAGTATTTATATATGCTGTTAGCTTGGGAGCTGGCCTATGTCAAGAACCATTCAAGTCTAACAGCATACAGAGCTTTTGTAATGTTTAACCACCATACACTACAAAAGAAAACTAAAATCCTATTCCCAGTCCGTTGCCCAAGTTCCAAACTACTGCTATACCCTGTCCTACAAGGGGTATATCAATAAAGGCATCTTTGTATTTCTGCGGCACTCTTTTAACTACTTGGTGATGTATAATATTCCTCACCGTAAAAAATGCTACCACAGTTCCTACACTTGGGTTAGCCCCCATAATAGGGTTCCCTTCTATGAGTCCAGGTATTTTAGCTATTTTTATTGTCTGTAAAGCATCAGCTACAGTCAATACTTGAAACCACATCATTTTTTTCTCTTGTTTAACAGTAAGCTCTTCGCTTTTTGCTACATTGAAGCTTGAGCCTACAATAAACAACCAATATAATAATAAAAATAAAAATAGTTTCCTCATTTGTCCTTCATTATTTGTTTAAATTTTTCATCAACTGCTTTGTGTATTTTAGCATTTTTTTCTTTTTTAAGCCTAACAGCTATATGATGCGGTAATCGTCTGTCCCCGTTTAGTGCTGGTATGTTGCTGTTGTTAAACCACTTCTTAAACAGTTCCTCGTCCCAAGCTTCATTGTATTCCTGCTGTGCTACAGTTTTAGCTTCAGTTTTGTATAGCTGTTCTGTAAATGCTTCATACTCATTACACTTGTATATGACATAGGGCTGTTTAAACCACCTCTTATACTTCCTAATTACATCACCCTTTAAGCATACAGGCAGAACTTTACCTACATTAAGCTCGTGCTGTATAATCAGTGTTTGCTTTTTGTAGTAGCCCCTTGCTTTATAATAACTCCAGTCTTTGATGTTTTTGTTAAGTTGCTTTGCTATGCTTTGAGACATCCTACCGCTTGTATGCGGTATGCCTACAACATATCTTTCTTGTGCTTTTATTTCACCTATATAGGGTTCTAACATTTTCATATTTTTTGCCCCGTGTATTTAGGTGTTCTATTAAACTTTCTCTCAGCTTCTTCAATATCTCTTTGCTGTTGTTCATATATTTCATCAGCTGTTGTAAATAGATCATTGAAGTTGTTTTGTGCTGTTTTAGTTTTTGTTTTTGCTTTTTTAGTTTTAGCTACGGGATAAGCATCGTATTCCTCATATGCTTCTAATACCCAGTCTTTAAACTTTGACATATATTTCTCCTTTATTGTTATTAAACATACTACAATTATAACATATAAGCACTATAAGTCAAGCGATATTATAGTGTTTAAAGCTACATAGAGCTACATACAAGCACTTTAAAGCTGTTTTGTGTGTGTTTGTATGCTTTAGACTAATACAGGGGCTATATAGCCCCTGTATTTTCTGCTCTAATTGTTTATTATGCTACTTTTTTCAACAACACTTTAGAATCTTCTACATACTTTCTAAAGTTTTTGCTGTAAGCATTTATCTTTTCTCTATACACTTTTCTTGCTGTATAGTCAGCTAAAGCTTCATCAGTGATTTTGCCCTCAAGCTCATCACTTCTCTTTTTAGCTATAGCACCAGCTTTAGTGTTTTCTACATACTTGACATTGTCAGCATTTGCTACAGCATTATACATATCGTGATATGTGCTTTCTGACATAGCATACACTACATCTGTTTTATCAACTTTGTCCCATAGTTTTTCTAACTGTGAGCCTGTTAAGTTTAATATAACAGCATCTCCGCCACCTAAATAAAAGTTAATTAGGGGTCTGTGTGCTAAAGTTCTACCTTCAGTTTTACAACCTTCTGGTAGATTGTTAAGCTCTAAGCCTAACAGCTTTTTAACAGCCTGTGAGCCTGTAGTTTTCTTTTTACCGTCGCTACAGTTTCCTCTGTTTCTTGGACTCACTAACACTATGTTTCCTTCTTCATAGTTGATAGCTGTCTTAGGTAAAGATTTACTTGCTTCTTTACCCCAGTCTATAATGCCTTGCGATATTGCTTTAGCATTAGTTCTCTCCTTTTTCACAGCTTTGTCAGACCCAGTCTTAACTAACTGTGAAGTGTTTTTAGTATTTGGCATATTGCCTCCTTCTTAAAGTTAGCTAACATACTACTAATATAAGTTAGCTTGGTTTATAAAATATAAGCATAATTGCTTATATATATTATAATAGCATAGTTTAAGCATTTGTCAAGCCTATTTTTTCAACTTTTTTTCAGCTGTAAAATAGTCCCTAAATTGCTGTATTTTGCTGTTATAATCTCTTTGCTCCTGGGGTCCAAAACTATAAGTGTCCTCATAGTGTGTTGTTTCCTCGTCCCAAGTTGAATCGTATTCTGTGTCGTGTCCTAATACTGTGGCATTTTTGTATTTTCTAATATAGTCATCAATATCAGTGCCGTCTTCTACTAACATTTTTGCCCGCTTTTGTGATAGAGGCATATATACAGCTTGTGATTGTATATGATCAGCATCTAATATGCCAGCATTTTCAAATGTTGCTTGTATGTCAATATCTTTAGTGTTGTCTAAATATACAATATGTTTTGGCTCAATCTGAACTGTGTAGTCGTCATATTGGACAGCTGGCTTTGTAGTCCTAACTGTAAATTGTATTCGCTTTTTGTCAGCTAATATGTCCATTAGCTCTTGTTGTTTGTCTATTGTTGTCATTTACATAATCTCCTTATTATTATACTACTATAACATAGTTTAAGCATTTGTCAAGCCCCTAACCCACAACTTTTGGAGACGGTTATAAAAATTAGGGGCATTGACATTATAGCTTATTGATTAACAGGATTGCCCAGTGTAAAGTCTTTTACAGGGTTTTCCCATAGCTCAATATTTGCCATAATATGATCAAATGTTTTAGCACATTTAATATATTCTGGATCAGCTATATTTTTATGAGTGTCTAACCATATGCTTGGGAAGTCAAGTATCTCACTTACATCTTCAGCATACTCACCCAAATCAGCTCCATTATCAGGTCCCATATCAGCATTGTGGGCTATGTTGTCCCTGTATGCTTTTATGAGCTTCTGTTTTTGCTCGTTTGTTATATCATATAACATAGTTTTCTCCTTTTTATATTAGCTCTATTGCTAATATAATATTATAATAGCACATATTTGGATATTGTCAAGAGGTTATTTTACCGCTATTTTACTGGTTTATTTTAAAAAGCTGTTGTTTTACAAGTGTTATTTTTTTGTTGTAAAGCCATTTTGTTTATGCTATAATTTTATTATGCTGTAAGTTAAACAGCAAAAAGTTGCCCGCTAACTTGGGATCTGACAATAGTAGAAGTTAGTATGGGCTATCGTGATTTAAAGCTACTATTGTCTAGGTTTGGGAGAACTTGTATAGGAATTGTGCTTTGACACATATTAAATGATCTTCGGATGTATAAGTTCCCCTTACTGATAATTTTCATCTAATCTAACCACCCTGTATTCATAACAATCAAATCTCTCGTTCAGCTTGTCACACTGGGTCTGTGCTGATGTTTTGTTGGCATAAAACATCTTGTGATACTTCCTGTGTCCGTTGAAAACATCAACTATCATTGAATTTACCCAATCATCACCGTGTTTTATACCATACATAACAGGCACAGCTATGGTGCTTCTTTCCTTACCACCATATTCCGCTTTGCTGTCTATGATCCGCCAAGTGTATGGTCTGGCCATTACTCATCGCTCCAAGGTAGTGGTTGATTGTTTTCTGAGCCCACTGGATTGTCACTTTGGCCAAGCATATTCTTACCTAACCATATCTGCATCACAGCATTACCCTTAAGGGCTGTCTCAATTTGGGCTTTCCTTAGCCTTTGGTTAGTTTCACTATATGCTTTTTGTATAATATCACGAAAGTTGTATTTGAGTGTCTCTCTGGGTATGTCAAACCAGTCAGCAA